GGAACTTTACCTATTACGGAAAAGAAACATTAGCCTCATAAGGGCTAGTAAATGGGTGAAAGAGGCGGAGGCTGAGGGGTATGAACTCCTCGGCCGATGCGATAAAGACGGGAACCTACTTCCTCAAGAAGAAAAGGAGAAACCTGAGGCTAAAAAGAAGGTTGATAAATGAGCTATATTGATCTTGCTTTTTATAAGAACGTTTACTTAGGCCAAGACGCTGGCACAGACTTCGCGAGGCTTGAGATGCGTGCGAGTGATGACATCGATAATGCCTGCGACGGATTTGTGTTTGATGAGCTAGAGGACTGGCGCAAAGAGTTGGTGAAAAGGGCTGTCGCTGCTCAGATTGAATACTATGTTGTCAATGGAGAGACATACAACAATGTCGAAAGCGGTGGCAGTCTAGGGAGCTTCTCGGCGCCGCAGAATAAACACAGAACGCTTGCGCCGCGTGCGACTGAGTATCTATATGCGGCTGGTCTATTGACGAGAGTTGCGAGGATTAGATGGTAGCTATACCGAGGCGGTTGTTGCCTCACACAATTAGCTATGAAGAGTATACTGGGACTGTAAATTCAAAACCTACGTACGCTAAGGCTGAAACTATCTGTAATGTTAGGGTTGAGCCAGTATACCAGTATGCGTTGTCATCGCTCGGTGATGCAAAAAACGATAGGTTTACTATCATTTATGATTCAAGAAATTCCAGTCCAAAAGGTAAAACGTTTGTAGCGAAAAGCAGGATCACGTTTGGGGATATCGTTTTAACGGTGAGAAATGCAACGCCGTTTTACGATTCTAAGAGACTACACCACTGGGAGGTGAATTGTGTCTAAGGTCGAATTTGATACAAAAGCGGCCGTAGGGAAACGACTTGATATGCTTAAATTGGCACAATTTGCGCTAGACCAGCAGGTGATTGCCGACTCAAACTATTATTGTCCGTATCGTGAGGGTTATCTACAGAAATCGGCAGTGATAAATTCGCGGCCTGGTACTGGGCTGGTAGTATGGGCAACGCCATATGCGTCGAGACTGTACTACCATCCTGAATATCATTTCTCGAAAGATAAGAATCCTAACGCGCGTGGCAAATGGTTTGAGTGGGCAAAGTCAGTGAACTTAGAAAAATGGCGCAAGATAGCGGAAGGTAAAGAATGATCGAGATCATGGATAATATCGTGGCCTATCTGAATAGCAAGTTGCCTAGCATTGTTGAGAGCGATATCGCTGAGGATTTTTTCATCGGCGACAGCGATGAGGAATTGATGTGCAGGCACGATGTGAGTCCATTGATCTATAAGGCATTTATGGACGGAAGCTATAGAGCGACATTCGCATTTAGTTTTTATTGTCGGTCGGGCGACGTTATTACTGCGAGGCAGAAACTTGAAGCGATAATGGAGTGCCTGAATGAGATTAGGGTCTTTCAGCATTTATTCGGCGTTGCCGAGGGTACGCTGGAAGTTACTGCACGTCCAACTCCGATTAGTGAGGAAGAGGGCGGCACGAAAATTTACACGTGTGCATTTAAGCTAGATTATCTAGCGGGAGATTGAAATGGTTACGATGGGATTTCAAACATTATTCGAGATTGACACCAATCCTGGTGGTACTGCTAACTGGGTGAGGCTTGGAGCTGGCATTGAGTCAGCTACACCTGCACTTAATGAGACATTAGTGCAGAGAGGCTATCTCGACGGGAATGGCGGCCAGAGCACAAGGACAACTGGATTTCAGTTAGTTTATACATTTAGCGGTGAACGCAGGCCTGGCGATACTGCTCAGGACTACATCTATAATAAAATGCTTGAGCTTGGCGATAATAGAATGACTCAATTTAGAGCTACTGATGCTGGTGGTGCGGTGATTACTGGGCCATGCTCTATCGCGAATATAACACCGCCTGGTGGAAATGCGAATGATATCTCGGCGTTTAGCTTTGAGATTCATTTTAATGGAAAACCGACGCTTACACCTGCTGCTCTTGCTGCTGCATTAACTGCTACTTTTGGTGCTGGAACTGCTCCTGGAACTACAAAAGTTACTGCGACACCTGGTTCTGGCAATTCGCT